CTCATGGTATAGCCAACCAAGGTCTTTGTTGTCTCTAGCAATCCACCTAACCTTACTTCTACGGACATTGGTGTCTACGTTAGAGCCTTGGAAACCTATTACTGCATCTTGCGGTTCTATCTCTTTTGCTTGTTCTATTATGGTGCTACAAAGTTCTTGAGGATATCTCTGCTGCCACATCTGCCACATTGCGTTCAATTATTCTTCCTTATCAGCAGGCAAAGGTTCATTACCTTTTGCAAGCCATTCCTTAAACTCTGGGTAGTCCTCAGTACAAGTCAGTCTGCATTTACCATCATCGTCAATACGAGCGTAGATGGTTTGACCGTCAACAACTGAATGAATTTTGTAAATCATAGTTCTGCGCTCCATGCGAGGTATGCTGAGGCATTATTAGACCGCAAGAAAGAACCCTGCCCTGCTGTAAGACCACTTGCTACTGTTCCGGATGTCCAAGCAAGCCAGTTTGAGGCATTTTGAAAAACAGGAACCGCAGAAAGATTGGTATCAGTAGCAGCGTGCCTTATCCTATAATGTGATGCAGTACCTGACTGCTCTAGTGCTGTTGGGGCAGTTCGCATTTCAACAGGAAAAAATGTTATAGACTGTCCAGAAGTTGTTGATTCATTAAATCCAGAACCAAAAGGCACGTTTGTAGAACCCGTAATCTTCCAGTAATACCGCTGACACAACGCCAACTCAGTCCCATAAGGTCTGCGCTCAAACGGGGTAGCAACAGAGCCTACTTCGAGTTGTACGCCTGTGATAAACCAAGTGGCGTTGAGAGTGCCGATGACTGAGACTGCGCCTGTGGCTGAGACAGCCTGCACTGCCGCCCATGCACCAGCGGTTCCACTTCTATCTGGCCCAGCACCAAGACCAAAAAACAAAAGTATTCCGGTTCCCGTGTTTGTCAGCCAAGTTCCAGTTGTATCGCCGGGAATAGTTACAGTTTTATATTCCCATGTATCCGCAGCAGAAATGGTGTAAGTATATGGATAACTTCTATCTTGCGCAGAATTTGATAAAGCACCACCAAAAGTTCCCGTAAGACTTGAACGAACCCAAAATGATAGAGTTACTGTTTTTGCACTAGCCGTCCCCCACCCCAAATCTGCGGTATTTGTCCCCTCAATTCGTTGGCGAAAATTCATGTTTTGGGTGGTTGTTAAAGTTCCGTCAGCCGTTGTTGTGGTTATTTTTACTGAATTAACAAACCCTGCTGGTGCAGATGAATCCTGTTGTGCAGAAAAAGTACCGTCCGTATTATTCCCCATTGTGAATCGGTCAACAGGAAACGAATTGGCAACAGTCACCGCCGCACCAGCGTTCCTCTGGTCAATCCTCATATCTGAATTTATCAGGCGGTTACGGAAGCCTTGCAGACTATCCGCAGTAGGGGTCATGCTATTTATCGTAGCGGTATTGCCACCACTAGCGTCTGTTATAGCGTTTACTTTTACGGTGCTCACTTAGGATACCTCGCTTTTATTTCGGCAACCTTGGCCTGCCATTCTTCCATCGTAGCCTCACCACGCTGGGCTTTGAAGAACAGTGGATCTGCTTCAACTATGTAGGCAGTACGGCGGTTCTCAGTAGCAATACGGGCTGGCTCAAGTGCGGTCAGCCTAGCAACCTCTGCGGTAATTTCTACCTCTGTTGGCTGGGTTTGTGCCTGGTCTAGCCACTCCAGGTCATCGCCACGCAAGACCCATTGTGCGTTTGGTCGTAAGGATTGGAGAGCATTTGCTTTAGTAATCATGCCGCAATCTCCATAAGAGTAATGGATGCAGTTTCCCCTGTGAATGATCCAAAATCACCATTAAAAAATGCAGTTGATGATGCATTTTGTGTTACAAACTGTATTTTATAAGTTGTAGATGATGTGGTAGCAGGTGAATCTAAATAAACAAGTGACGACCCCGTGTAGACACTACCTGCTCCAGAGTATGATACGCCCTGAGTAAAAATTGCAGTAGAGTCTCTAACTATTCTATTTAACGATCCACCAGCCGATGCCGAAGAACCAACACCAGCACTAGAAATTATTAAAATTTTAGAAGAAGATGATGACGGAGTAATTGATGCTGACAGTCCAGTATCTGTATAGGTTGTAGATGTTGTTGTTGAGAAAGTTGCTAATGTTGATTGAACAACTTGCAACACACTACCAGCAGGAAACCCAGTAGTTGTGGCAGAGGTCAGGATAGTGCCAGTATTGTCAGGCAGCGTCAGAGTACGGTTAGTGTTGCTATTAGGGGCCGCTATTGTGAGCGTACCTGTACCGCTGGCGTTGCCAGAAAGCGCTATTTTGCTCATAGTGGTTCCACAATAGATTTAAGTGTGGCTACATCTGTAGCGGCATCAATGTCGCTTTGAATGACTGCATACTTATCACGGATAGCCTGCCGAGCAACTTCGGCTTGAACAGCATCGTTGCCGGGAATCTGCTTCATAATCACTTCGTCATGCGGCTCAAACTCAGCAGACCGAGCAGCCCTGCGCTTGTCGTGAGCAATGGCTTTGGCTTTGTTTAGATCAATTACGATTGCCATGCCCATGCTCCACGGAAGGTTCGGTCTGACGGAATATCAGACACATCTACAATCTCATAAGGTTTTCCAGCGGGAACATCCTTGGCAGCAATCTGCTCAATGGTTAAACCACATTCAGGTGCTGGTACAATAATTGCTACGCCTTCATCTGTTGGGTAAATAATACGTTGATTCATTTTTATTCCTTATCTGAATATTGATACACCAATACTATTGTCTTGTGGATTTTGCGCTAAACTTACACAAACTAATCTTATTCCACTTGTACTTAAAGTATTTACGTAAAGAACACGAGCAGCTATCTCTAATATATTCATAGATGCTGAATAATTAGCATCAGGCATAGATGTTGTAAAGTTTACTGTGTAGTCACCAGTTCCGTTGTCAGTAACAGAACTTACATTACCGCTTGCACGAATTGTATTCCTACGAAGCGTTATGTTTCCGCTGGTAGTAAGAGATGTACCTGCGGTATATGTAAATGTATTAGCGTCTGTTACTGTAGCAACGGTATAAACTCCGTCAACACCCGTTCCTGATGTAATATCAGAGTAAATAGAGTTGCCAGCAATTAGCCCGTGTGCGGTAGCAGTAACAGTTACCGTTGTTCCAGATTGAGAATATGTTCCTGATAAGTTTGCAGAGTTACTTGTACCATCAAAGTTCACCCAAGCACGACATCCGTAAGCAGTAGCGACTGAGCCGTAACCTGAGTTAAATTGAAGATTGGCACTAGAGTCAAGTCGCATGACCTCAGTACCGCCTTCAGCAAAGGCTATGGTGTCAGCAGCAGGAAAGAAAATACCTGTGTTAGTATCCGCACCCTGTACCGCTGGCGTACTAGCAGAGCCATCTACACCCGCTATGCCTGTTGTACCGTTAATCGTAATTGTCATATTAGATCACCACCCATCGTGCGCCAGAATCTATTGTGACCGTGAACCCAGAATCAATTGTGATAGGCCCGATAGAACCAGCATTATGTGTTCCAGTTATTGTGATGTTCTCTGCAATTGACTGAGCATTCCAAAAGATTGCCTTGTTAGCGGCAGAGCCTTCAAACTGACCGCCAGTAGGAGTATCCCATGTGGTGTCGTAGTCTGTACTAGAGGCTTTCTTTAGATACTGCCCAGTAGTACCACCAATAGCAACACCGGGGCCGGTAGGACCAGTTGCCCCAGTAGGTCCAGTAGGCCCTGTTGGGCCAGTTGGGCCGGTAGGTCCTGGTGAGCCTGTTGGTCCTGTCGTGCCTGTCGATCCAGTCGGCCCTGTAGGTCCTGTAGGGCCGGTAGGACCAGTCGGAATAGTAAAGTCAAAGACTGCGGCTGAAGACGACCCACTGTTGGTTACAGAGGCGCTACCACCTGCTGGACCTGTAGTGGTGGTTCCAACAGCAATGGTAGCTGCTGATCCTGCCGGTCCAGTTGGGCCAGTAGAACCTGCTGGGCCTGTCGGGCCTGTGGGGCCTGTAGAACCAGTAGGACCAGACGGACCAGTGGGTCCCGTAGGGCCAGTAGTGCCATCAGGAATACCAAAGGACAGAGAGACCGTTGTGGAGTTATACGATACAGTCGGCGTTGAGCCAGCAGGCAACGAAGAAGCCGCTACATCTAAATCAGTTGTAAAGTTAATTGTACTCTGAGCAGATGCCGCCGCAGCAGCAGCACTCGCAGCAGACTGGTTAGCATAAGTAAGTGCTAACTGCGCTGTGTTTGCTTGATCTGCTGTTGCATCGCCGGGACCACCGGGACCACGATATATCGCCATGTTAGTACCAGATTGGAATATAACCGCTTGCGTCTGTTGACCAAGCCTTGGTTAGTGTAGCATCTTCATAGACATTGATGTAGTCAATGCCTGCGACTTTACCTGTCGTACTAGCAAGAACATCTACAAACATAGCACCAGCATTGTCATAAGTATTGTATTGTGCGGGTGCAGAACCTAATTTCTTTGTGGGGATGTAGTCAACCCAAGCAGTTAAGCCAGTAGTGCTTGCAAGCGAGTTTACGACCATTTTTGTTGTACCGTTTGCGGTTGCATAGGTAGTAGGGTAGCAGCGAGGTATCATTTTAGTCCTCTATGTTGTTTTCTTTAACACCCTCAGCGAAGATGCTAAAGAAAAGCCTCCTAAGAGGCAAAACCGTAAGGTTTAGAATGCTGGACGTGCTACAACAAATTTTAGAGTAGTAGAAGCCAGATTTACTGCACCAGCAGTGTTATTTAGAACAGTCAGGGTAACCGTGTTAGCAGCAGTTACTGCGCCACCGATAACGGTGTCTACAGTGTCTACGCCAGCAGAGATGCCCATAACGATGTCGCCAAGAGCAACACCAGGGACTGTTACATCAGCAGATGCAAACGTACCAGAGCCGGTAGCAGCATTAGCGAAGTCCACAGTCTCAGAAACTGCCCACATTTCAGAGAACAAGCCCTGAAACTGGGAACGACCTTGAGAAACAGCCATAATAATCTCCTTAAGTGGTTAGAAGAGGGCCAGCCTTGTGAGCCAGCCCCCGATTGTCATTCCCGATTAGGCAGGAACAGCAAGAGCCACAGCAGAGGTATCACGCAACTCACCAACACCGAAGAGCGTGTCAGCAGTCAACAGCGTACCGAGGTACTCTTGTTTGTACTGGGTCTGAACACGAACGCCAAGCTGGTCAACCAGAACAAATGCCTCTGGGTGTGCCAACAGAGCAACACGGGTGGTCGTTGTCGTTGCTGTATCAGCGTTGGTCGTTACAAAGACCTTAACGCCGTATACGTCACCAATCTGACCGTTACGGATGGTACCGCCATCACCAACGAAAGCCTGCTCAGTGAAACGAGCAAGACCCAT